ATGGTTTCATCATTTTGGTATGGTCATCGGTGATGAGTGTCATGGCTTTAAATCTAAATCATTAATGTCTATTATGAACAAAGCATCTGAAGCAGAATATCGCTTTGGAACTACAGGAACACTAGATGGAGCTCAGACCCATGAACTCGTACTCCAAGGTTTATTCGGTAAAATATACCGCGTTACCTCAACAAAAAAATTACAAGATAGTGATACTCTCGCACAACTCAAAATTAAACGAATCGTACTTAAATATGCAGAAAATGTACGTAAGGAATTTGGTAAGAGAACATATCAGGATGAAATCGACTACATTGTAGGAAATGAATATAGAAATAAATTTATTCGCAATCTTGCACTTGATTTAAATGGTAATACTCTGATTCTCTATAATTATGTAGAGAAGCATGGTCAACCTATATTTAAATTAATCAATGGTAAAGCCGATGAAAAAAGAAAAGTATTTTTTGTTTCTGGTGGAACAGATGTTTCAGATAGAGAAGCTATCAGAGGTATAGTAGAGAAACAAAAAAATTCTATAGTAGTTGCTTCTTTAGGAACGTTTTCAACAGGTATAAATATTAGAAATTTGCATAACATTATATTTGCTTCACCGAGCAAATCTCAAATTAGGGTTTTACAAAGTATTGGTAGAGGTTTACGAAAATCTGATGATGGTAGTCCTACTATTCTTTACGATATATCTGATGATATCAGTTGGAAAAATAGAAAAAACTATTCATTGTTACATTCTTTTGAAAGGCTAAAAATGTATCAAAAAGAACAATTCGAATACAAAACGATTCAAATGGATATTAAGTCATGATGCCAATTTATAAACAATTTAAATTAACTAATGGTGATGAAATAGTTTGTGAAATCGTTGATCAAAATGATGAAATAGCTGAAGTGATTATTAGAAAAACACTTAAGATAGTAGTTACGGATGATTTTGTAGAAAATGTTAGATATTACTCTTTAAAGCCATGGACTTCATTTCAAGATGACACAAATGAATTGATATCTCTTAATTCTGTGCATATTATTGGAGAAACTACACCATCCGATACAATGTTAATGCATTATGCTAATGCTTTAATTGATGTCGATAAATATAATGCTATTAAAGCTGCAGGTGTATCCATTAGTGAAATACATGAAAAAATGAAAGAGTTAAGCGAAGAAGAAATGATGAGTTTTCTGGATGAAAAGCTTAACGAAGTTTCAATGAATTCGATGGATTCTGCAGAAATGTCTAATACAGAAAATATCATCATTTTTAACCCAAAAGGGACTAGACATTGACCCTGCTTCAAACTAACATCTTTATTATACACCTAAATACACATTTTGTCAAGTAAAAACGTACAAATATATTTAAAAAAATTATGATTTAATTTAAAAATTTAATGCTTTACATTAACTAGTTTTTGTAGTATAATGTATTAATAATTATGAAAAAAGGTGAATTATGCCACGAACCAAACGCGCAAGTATACACTATGTTAATAATGCAGAGTTTTCTTCTGCAGTTGTTGATTATGTTAAAAAATTACAAGAAGCAAAAAAAACTCAAAAAAACCTTCCCATCGTACCTAATTATATTGCTCAGTGTTTTTTGCGAATTGCCGAAGGGTTATCCCATAAATCTAATTTTGTTCGCTATACATATCGCGAAGAGATGGTTATGGACGCAGTTGAAAATTGTTTAAAGGCTGTAGAAAACTATAATATTGAAGCTGCCACTAGAACAGGTAACCCAAATGCATTTGCATCTTTTATACAGATTACTTGGTATGCATTTTTAAGACGAATAGCAAAAGAAAAGAAACAACAAGAAATTAAACTAAAATACTTGGCAAAATCTGGTATCGAAAACTTTATGGTTAATGAACATGGTGATGACATGTCAAACCAAGTAGTAGGTGCATTTGTAGATACATTACGCGGTCGTATTGAAAAAGTAAAACATGTTGATTTAGAAATAAAAGAACTAGTAAAAGAAGAAAAGAAAAAGCGTAAATCACGTTCAGTTGATTCAGACTTATCGGATTTTTTATCATGAAGTTAGCAGTATTAAATGACACTCACACGGGAGTTAGAAATTCTTCAGAAATATTCTTAGAAAATGCAGAAAAATTTTATACCAACATATTTTTTCCTTACTGTCAAGAAAATGGTATAGATCAAATTCTACATCTTGGTGATTATTATGATCATCGTAAGTTCGTAAATTTTAAAGCACTGCAGCATAATAGAAAACATTTTTTAAATCCTCTTCGTAAATATGGTATGAAGATGGATATCATTCCTGGTAACCATGACACGTTTTATAAGAACACTAACGACTTAAATTCTTTAAAAGAGTGTTTAGGCCACTATATGAATGAAATCCATATTATTATGGAAACTAAAGTTTTAGAATATGGTTCGTTAAAAATTGCATTGTTACCTTGGATTAATTCTGAAAACTATGAAGAGTCTATTAGTTTTGTAGAAAATTGTAAAGCTGACTGGCTTTGTGGACATTTAGAATTAAATGGATTTGATATGATTCGTGGTGTGAAACAAACACACGGTATGGATCATAAAATATTTTCAAGATTTGAGCAAGTATTGACAGGTCACTATCATACCGCAAGTCGTGAAGATAATATTTGGTATCTTGGTTCACAGTTAGAATTTACATGGAATGATGCGGGTGATAATAAGTATTTTCATGTAATTGATACTGAAACTCGTGAAATAACAAAAATACAAAATACTTACAGATTATTTGAAAAAATACTTTACAATGATGAAGAAATGAGTTATAATAACTATAATGTATCAGTACTAAAAAACAAGTTCGTAAAAGTTGTAGTTATTAATAAAAATGATATGTTTTCTTTCGACCGATTCATTGATAGAATTCAAAACGAAAATATTCATGAACTAAAAATTGCAGAAAACTTTAACGAATTTCTTGGCGAAAACATCGAAGATAATAAGATTAATTTTGATGATACACACGAAATTGTCAATTCATATATCGATGCTGTCGATACAGATTTAGATAAAGATAAGATAAAAAGTAAAGTACGCGAACTAATGACTGAAGCACAATCTTTGGAATTTGCATGATAATTTTTGAAAAACTTCGTTATAAAAACTTTCTGTCCTCTGGTAACACATTTACAGAAATACAATTAAACAATCATAAATCGACACTAGTTGTCGGTCATAATGGTGCGGGTAAGTCTACTATGTTAGACGCTTTATCATTCGCTCTTTTTGGTAAAGCACATCGTAACATTAGTAAGAATCAATTGGTCAATTCTGTTAACAGTAAGGCATGTTTTGTTGAGGTAGAATTTTCAATTGGTTCTAATAAATTTAGAGTCTCTAGAGGCATTAAACCAGTAATATTTGAAATCTGGAAAAATGGCACGATGATTAATCAGTCATCACATGCTAAAGAATACCAAAAAATTCTTGAACAGAATATTCTGAAGTTGAACCACAAATCCTTTCATCAGGTCGTTGTTCTTGGTAGTTCTTCTTTTATACCATTTATGCAATTACCAAGTGGTCATAGGCGTGAAGTGATTGAAGACCTACTGGATATTAATGTTTTCTCTAAAATGAATATTATTTTAAGAGAAAGAAACGCGACACTCAAGGATAAAATTTCAAACATAAATTATAACATTGACATTACTAAAACTAAAATTGATGCTCAAAAAAAATATATTAAAGATGTGAATGAGCTTATTGGTCAAAATATTTCTAAAAAGAAAGATGATATCGCAAAGTATCAATTGGAAATTTCTGAACTTCAGAATATAAATGCAAACCATTCTGTATTCATTGAAAAAAAGCAACAACCAATTGAAGATGAACTGGAAAATTTTAATAATAAGAAACAAGCTCTTATACAGTACACTGCACAATTTAAGCAACAGATGACAACGGTGGCAAAAGATGCGAAATTTTATGAAACCAATGATGAATGTCCAACATGTTCCCAAGATATTAGTTCTAAACTTAGAGAAGAAAAACTCGCGTTTGCCAAAAGCAAAGCAAAAGAACTTAAATCGGCGATGGATAGGGCAGCTATCGAGTCAACTGCTATTGAACAGAGTATTGAACGGGCAAATGATTCATTCTCAGAAATTAGGGAAAAACAGTCAGAAATTCATTCTAATAATAAAGCGATCAATAGGTTACAAAAACATATTCAGTCTCTTGAAAGCGATTTAGCAGGACCAGAAACAACTGATTTAGATAAAGCAAAGTCAGATTTGTCTAAGCATGAAGAAAGTATATCGAATTTTTTAGAAAATAAAATAAAGTATTCTGAAGAATTCAGTTATAATGCAGTCATCGTAGAGATGTTAAAAGATACTGGCATTAAAACAAAAATCATCAAACAGTATTTGCCAGTGATGAACAAGCTTGTAAATCAGTACTTACAGATATTAGATTTCTTTGTACATTTTAATCTAGATGAATCATTTCATGAAACTATTAGATCTCGGCACAGAGATGAGTTTACATATGATTCTTTTAGCGAAGGTGAAAAGCAACGCATTGATTTGTCCCTGTTGTTTACATGGCGTCAAATTGCTAAGATGAAAAATTCTGTTGCTACAAACTTATTAATTCTAGATGAAACGTTTGATTCATCTTTGGATCATGACGGTGTAGAAAATCTACTAAAGATTTTATATACATTGGGTGATGAAACTAATGTTTTTGTTATTTCACATAAGGGTGAGATCCTTGATGGAAAATTCAATAACAAAATAGAATTCAAAAAGGAAAAGAACTTTAGTAAAATTGCTGCATAAAACGGTTGACATATTTATGAATATGTACTATAATATAGACTATAAACTAATTTGAAAGGTAAATTATGGAACTATCTGAAAATACACTCTCTGTACTAAAGAACTTTGCTGGAATTAATCAGAACTGTTTAATTAAACAAGGTAACGTTCTTAGAACTATCACTGAAGCAAGAAACGTTTTAGCAACAGCCATTGTTGATGCTGAGTTTCCAATGAATTTTGGTATCTATGATCTCAATGAATTTATTGGAACATTGGGTCTAGTTGATCAACCCACACTTAATTTTAGTGATGAGTTTGTATCGATTAATGACTCTACAGGTCGTAGTAAAATTAAATATTTCTTCTCTCCAGAAGAAACCTTAACAACCCCAAGCAAAGATATCGTTATGCCAGATGCAGAAGTGAATTTCTCTTTGGACAACGAAACACTGAATAAAATTCGCCGCGCAGCATCTACATTAGGTCATGAAGAAGTTTCCATTTCAAATAAAAATGGCGTTCTTACATTGTCTGTGGTAGATAATCAAAACTCAACCTCAAACGCATTTTCAATTGATATTGATGGAGATTTCGACCAAAATACTAATTTCAACTTTATTTTAAATATCGCCAACTTAAAAATTATTTCTGGTGACTACAACGTGAGCGTTTCATCTAAATTAATTAGTCTTTTTAGTAATAAAGAGATTAATGTAAAATACTGGATTGCCCTCGAAAAATCATCTTCATACGGAGTTTAAAAAATGAATAAGTCTAATAATCACTCAAATGATAAATCCAACAACGAACCAGACAAATACGACCATCTTTGCACACTTGCCAATCAAGTGTCGCGTTCAACTGTAGCTGTAATTGATGCTATGTCTCAGCGTGGTGCAGTAAAGGGTGAAGAAATGTCTACTCTAGGAAAGTTGCGTGATGACGCAGTACAAGTAATTCAAGTGGTAGAAAACATTCAGCAAGAAAAGGCAATGGAAGAATAGCATTTACAAATCTGTGAATATGTGATATAATTATTTTTTGTTATGAGGATTGTAAATGTCAAACGACTTTTTGTGGGTCGAGAAGTATCGACCAAAGACTATTGCTGATACTATATTACCAGCTGGTTTAAAAAATACCTTCCAAAACATAGTGAAATCCGGTGAATTGCCTAATATGCTTTTCACCGGTACCGCTGGTCTTGGTAAGACTACAGTTGCAAGAGCATTATGTAATGTTCTAGGACTAGACTATATTGTTATTAATGGTTCTGAAGAAGGTAACATTGATACACTTAGAACTAAAATTAAACAGTTTGCTTCTACCGTTTCTTTACAGGGTGGATACAAAGTTGTTATTTTAGATGAAGCCGATTATTTAAATCCACAATCTTTTCAGCCTGCACTTCGTGGTTTTATTGAAGAGTTTTCTAATAATTGTAGATTTATTCTTACATGTAACTTTAAAAATCGCATTATTGAGCCACTACATTCTCGGTGCGGTGTCTATGAATTTAATACCTCTAAAAAAGATATGGTTCAATTATGTGGTGAGTTTATGGACCATGTAGCTAATATCTTACACAAAGAACAAGTATCTTTTGATAGTAAAGTTCTTGCTGAATTAATTATGAAGTTTGCGCCAGATTGGCGTAGAGTTTTAAATGAATTACAAAGATATAGTGTTGGATCTAGTAGTGTTAATTCTGATATTTTAATAAACTTATCAGATAAAAATTATGACGATTTATTCGTGCATCTCAAGTCCAAGGACTTCAAAAAAATGCGTCAATGGGTTGTTAACAATATTGATACTGATGCTTCTGCCATCTTTAGAGCAATATATGATAAAATGTCTGATAAGGTTGATTCACAATCAATACCACCATTAGTTATAATTCTTGCTGATTATCAGTATAAAAATGCATTTGTTGCAGATCATGAACTTAATGTGGTTTCTTGTCTTACTGAGGTAATGGCTAATGTTAAATTCAATTAAATTAACACTTTATACACAAACAGATTGTGTTTTTTGTGAAATCATGAAATCCAAATTGGATAGCTGGGGATTTAATTATCAGGTAGTAAATATAAAAGAAAATAAAAATGCTCTTATGTTTATTAAAAATGAAGGGCATAAAACTGTACCTCAACTTTATTGGTACAAAAAACATTTAAATAAAATTAATACAGATGAATTTACTCAACAAATATTAGAGAATGAATTAGACTTAGATAATTATGTTGGTGGAGTAGAATATTTTGGTAAATAAAGAAAAAACTACATTCGTTGTAGCTCTTATATTAGGGTTTACCGGTAGTTTTCATTCAGAATGGCTTGGTTGGCTAGCGGGTCTTGGTTCTTATATTTTTTTATCATTTGTACAGCGCGGCTCTAATAATAGTTGGGATGAAAGACTATGAATCCATTTGATTATTTAAATGCTATTAATGATACTAAACAAAACATTATGGTTGATGATATTGCTGAAAAAGCTTATTCGCCATTTATGGTAAATCGAGGTCTTTCTTATTTTAATGACACTGTTTTACTTGCAAACGAAATGAATAAATACCATCACTTAGATTATAAGCTACAATTCGACTTTCTTATAAATATAGTTCGTAAGCGAAAAAGGTTTTCCAAATGGTCAAAACCTGAAGTTGCTAGTGATGTGAAAGTGATTAAGGAATATTATGGCTACAGTAATGAAAAAGCCCGCCAAGCCTTGTCTCTTCTCACATCTGAACAGATTAATGAATTGAAAAAAAAGGTTTATAAAGGTGGAAGAAAATAATAACATTGTCGAATGGACACCAGCTTCAATGCTGGAAATAACATTGAACGAGCCTGATGATTTTTTAAAAGTTAGGGAAACACTTACACGTATTGGTGTAGCATCTCGTAGAGATAAAAAGCTATTTCAATCATGTCATATTTTACATAAGCAAGGTAGATATTTTATTGTACATTTTAAAGAATTATTTCTTCTTGATGGTAAAAAATCAAACTTAGAAGAAAACGATATTGCTCGTAGAAATACCATTGCACAACTTATGAGTGATTGGGGTTTGATTACCATTGAAAGAGGAGATATAATTGAACCTCTTGCACCAATGCGACAGATTAAAATTATACCTTTTAAAGAAAAAAACGCATGGGAATTGTGTCCAAAATATAATATTGGAAAATAAATAAGTTTACCTATTTACTTTTAGAAAAAAGTAATTATATATAATGTAGAGATGCCGGTAGTCGGGTCTCATTTATAACCTTGCATAAGTCATGGAGGTACATATGACTGGAACATTCGCTTTTCCGCGAAACGCATTTCTTGGTTTCGACCACATTTTTGATCAGCTTGAGAATATTCACAAGCATTCAAAAGATACTTATCCACCACATAACGTAGTAAAAGAGGATGAACTTAAGTATTC